TACATATACTATTGTAAATAGTAGAAATTCATCACTCCTTAACAACGAAATTAAAAATATAGAGAAAATTAAAATCCCTAATATCATTGGCAATATATCCAAGTAAGTAGCAATAGCGATCATTATTACAAAGAAAAAGAAAATATATGCTTTTTTTAAGTTATTCATACGCGTCACCCTCTCGACGATATTGTACCATGCCGTGGAGAAAGATGTGAAAATAATTACACGTATGAAATATATTATTATAGGTTTAGTTTAAAATTACCCAGTCGCTTGAAGATGATATACCGAATGCTTTATATGATTTTTTGTTAGTAGTGTCTAGATACTCTTGGCCAATAACATCGGGTGCTGTGGTAGGAGCAGAGATACCCGTCTTTATAGTGACAATAGTCTGAGAATTTACTGTTGCACGGCCTACCCCACAACTAATATTATAAACACCTTGGCCAACAATAGTTGCACTACCACCCGAAACAGACAAACGAACATCATAGTCTATATTTGAACCAGAAGAGTGAAAATCAACGAATGATGTACCTGCAACAGTTGTACTACCAATTTCGGCTCCCGCAGAAGCGAAAAGTGCCCCATTAATTGAAACGTCACCGCTTATGGTTCCACCAGATTGTTTAAAATACCCTTTATAATTATCAAATGCACCAGATATGGCATGCCAAGAACTATTGTCACTAACAAATATAGCGACTGTCATAGGTAGTATTCCTACAGACGTTGTACCAACACCAACGACAATATTCCCACTTTCTGTTTTTAAAGTAGCTTGTGCAACACCAGAATTAACGACAATAATAGTCTCACCTGATTTACCAATTGGTGTTGGTAGAACGAAATCCTCTATGAGAGTTTTATTGATAAAATATATCTTAGTAGCGATATCACTATATGTGGTTGCGCCATTACCGAACACAGAAGCATTTAATTTAAGTTTTGACAATACACCAGAATTAGTAATACGGAAACCAGAACCAATACTATCACCATTTAGCAATGATTCTAATATTAAGTTTCCAGAAACTGCGGAAATCCCTTGGAATCCCGAATCAGCACTGTCAGATACATATCCTCTGGAAAATCCGTTAGGATTTCCTGCAGCGGGGTGCGCCATAAAACCAAAATCAGCTTTAGAACTAAAATTAACGAGATCGACCCCACTCAATATACCATCTGATGTATGATTAAAAAGTCCAATCTCTTCAGCAACTCCTGTTTTAGCCGAATCACCAACTTCTAGGAATACATTATTATTAATACCCCATATCTTTGTTGTACGATTTATGTCAAATCCAATACTATTAGGGGGTATTGATGGAGTAGAACTGCCACCAGTTTGTACTAAATACCAACCAACCTTAACCGTTATAATCTGATTAGCAACATCTACGCTATCTACTATGGATGTGTAACGGTTAGGATTATGATATGTGTCTATTAGCATACCAGGTAATACCTTAGCTAAATTCCCGACTGTTATTCCACTTATAGATACTGTATTGGCAGTATAAGTTATAACACCACTATTCACTGTTACAGTAGGGATTGAGCTACGATTAGATATATAAAGACTAACCGTGTCTCTGCCACTATAATTAGACGCTTCTTGGGCCGAATATACTCCTAATACTTGAATTGATGGATTATTAATAGGTTCATTTCCTATAATACCTACAACTGCAGCCGTATCAAATGTCCCGTATGTTTTGCTTGATATTTTCTGGTGAGACGCATTTTCAGCCAACTGCGCATCAACTAAACCAAGCCTGGTGTTAAGATCCGCCTTTCCTCCACGCGCCACAACAATCTCAGCGTTGCTAGATCCTGCATTGATAACAAGAGAGTTAAATGTTGATTCTAGTGTATTTTGTCTCGCTGTGTTGGCTATTACATTAACACTCGCGGTATTTATTAATGGGACACTAACACTTAGCTGTGTCTCTTGTTCTGTCATTCTCACATTCAATGTATTAATAGCCTGAGTATTCGGTACTATTGAGCTATCTATTGTGGTTGATACTGGTATAACTGCCACATTTCTACCTTCCTTCTAAATATCTTTAATAAAGCGCTAACATAGTCGTTGCCGTTGTTGCCGTTAGGTTGACTCTCTTAATTGCGATAGGATGCACAACCCCTGCTGTTAATCCCGTGAATGTAACTACTGAGTCATCAGCCAGAAGGGCTGTTACATTACCTGCTACCCCCACGTATAGACCTCTCGTTGGGACCAATGCCAGTGATACTGTATCACTGGGAACCACTGCTACTGCGTTTGTGATTGGATTAGCTGTTACAAAGCCTGAAACAAACATATATACACCCCTCTCCTATATAATAAAAAAGGGCAGGAGAAATTAATCCCCTGCCCTAATGGTGATAGTGCAGTATAATTATTATTAATTGATACTTAGATCGCTATCTTCCACGAGTAAAGGCCGTTGACTTTAGCAGTTAACACGAACGCATCGTAGCGCATACGCATATCCAATTGAATCCCCGAAATTCCGGGAGGATTGTCATGGATTTTATAGTCTTCGAGTTTCTTAACTCCAACTGTTACGCTAGGGTGGCATAATACAAATGCTACGGTAGCAGGCATATAAGATGAAGGTACTGGTACAATCTTAACGCCATCCACCATACCGATCATGCCGTTAATACGTTTTTCCATTGCAACGTCAGAAGCAAGGATGAAGCCGGCGTCTTGCTTGATGAAGGAATAGAATGCATATGTGCAAAATGCAATACGTCCTTCAACGGGTACCTTAGCATTGCCCAAGGCTTCTTGTGCTTTTAGGAAACTGGAATAAGCATTGGATGCAGTAATAGCTAGTGTGGTAGTAGCTGCGTTTGTGATCGCTGCTGCTGACATTACTCCGATACGATAGGTGTCCACCTCAGGGATAAAAATCTCGTTTATCTGTCTGGACAGGATCTTGTTACCTTGTGCAGTTGAATTAGTATCATCCAAGGTCTTGCGGTCTGCTGTGATCGTAGCGGAACGGTCCTTAGCGACTGTCATAGTTTGGACTGTGTTTTGTTGCTCTGCTGCAACTCCGTAACGTGCTGCGCCTGTTAATACGTAGTCACTGAGAGCCGTTGTAGGATAGCTGTAAGCGTTTACTGTGGATACACCTGACCAAGTGTAGTCTGAGTTTACTGCTGCTTCTGTGAGGGATTTGAGGATAAACCGTTCTGCGACCTTTTGATCGAATTTAGCTGCATAATTGATAGCCATTTAAATACACTCCTTATTCGTCAAAGCCCTCGAAGATCTTATCTGCCTTGGCTGTGTCTGATCCGTGACCAGTTACGCCTCCGACAGGTGCCTTCTTCGAATTCTCTGCGTTCTGTTTTAATACTTTCATCTCACTCATGAGTTCTTGGTTCTGCTGCATACCATAGGATTGGGATAGATCCATGCCTTGTTCCACTCTTTGCCAAGTCTCAGGTTTAATTGACTCTGGTTTAACATCAGGGAAGTTGGCATTAAAGTTGTTATACATACGGTCAGACTGTTGCTGTGTTGCGTTAGCCTGTTCTCGTTGCGTTTGTGCCTTTTCCCTTGTTCCCAGCTCGTAATCTCTCTTAACTTGTTCAGGAGTAAGACCTTGTTGCGTTGCGGTCTGTTCAAAGTATTGTGTTTGTAATGCGGTAATATAATCGTCCTCAGACATACCGTAGCTATCGGCAATCTGTTTGAATTTACTGTGTTGTGCTAAACGGGGATCGTTCTCGAATGTACTTAGGCGCTCTTGGAGTTTGTCATAGTTCAGGCCCTTTTGTGCTAATGTTTTGGTATCATCCATGGTGTATTCTTTTTCTTCATGGTTGTACTTGAGCATTATGCCAGGGATTACTTCAGCTTCCTTCTCAACTTCGGCGGTATCCTCTGTTGTTTCGGGAGCTTCTTCTTCGGCTTCAACTTCGGATGTCTCAGGCTCTAAATCAAATGTTACGTCTGAGAAGTCATCTGCTCCGCCAATGGCTGCGTCTGCATTCAAATATGGTGTTTTAAATGCTTTAAAATCTAACATAAAATAACCTCTTTCTTGTGGCTGTGGTTGGCCACGATCACTAAATTTTGGCATATAAAAAAGACCTCTTCGGTCTGCGGGTTAACTTTATTAAATTACATACCTTTTTTGTTCATCATGTCTTTCATCATTGGGGCCATCATTGGTGTTGACTTCGCGTTGTTTCTCATAGTTGCCATCTCTTGATTGTATGACATCTTTCCTAATTCAGGCTTCTTGTTAACCTCTACCATTTTCTTAGTTGCTCCAACTTTTTTAGATGTTGTCATTTTCTTCGCCATAATAAATACCCTCTTTCTTTACCTGCCTGCCATTTGGCTAGGTGATTGCATCGTTTGCTTAATGCCTGATTGCATTAGAGACATTATCGTCTTCTGCTGTTGGTCAGCAGGTAGTTGTTTTATCTGGTCTTGAGTTTGTGGAGGAAGACTATCGTAGAAGTCAGATTCTTTTGATTGGTCATCTTGTTGCTGTTGTGCTTGGTCCTGCATTTGTGCTTGTTGGTCCTGCGCTTGTTGTTGACCTTGTTGGTTCTGTTGTCCTTGCACTTGCTGTTGTTGTGCTGCCATCTGTTCTTGTTGTTGCATTTGTTTCTGTAGGTTTTCCTTGACTCTCTCAACTAAGTCTTCATTCTTATATTCAGTAGGAAGATTATCCAAATAGTCTATCATTGTAAACAATGGGTCTTTCATATTCAATAACTTATCCATCATTTCTACTTGTGCAATAGTTGAATAGTAAGAGGACGGCCCAACGTCGCACTTAACATTCAGCCAAAGATTCTTTAACACAGAGAAGTCAAAATCTACTTTCTGCCTTAGCCCCTTTGTCTTAACAATGATTGGCCTTGTGCCGTAGTTAGTGGCCATCATGTCTATGAGAATTCTAGCGATGTCTTCTAGCCACTCATAGAGGTTACTGCGTGTGTTCTCTAGGGGAATAGCCGCTTGACGTACTGTTGACGAAATAGCTGTTCCTGATGCCTGCTCAGGGTTGATGTTTCCCAGTGCTGCATCATTGATTCCCAACATTTCTTTTGTATAAGCAATCGCCATGTCAATGACTTTAATTATCTCGCCTGACATAACACCTGGATTAAGCTGTCCTACATAGTTCATAATGCTTTCACCAGGACTAACACCACGAACACCGATAGCAGACGCTACTCTGTTAGTAGGCTCTGGCAATCGATCGGCATTATAGATAATCTTAGGAAACGCTGCGTTCATTAGATGGTACATAACCATAGCAAATTGCCTGTTAATGTAGATCTGATTAGGGATGATGTCAGAGCATAATGCCCTACCGTGATATTGGTTCTCTTGCTTTTCCCAGAGCATTCCTGCTACTGGATAGTCGCTTAGGCCCGTGTCTACATCCTTATACATATAAGCACCCTCAGTGCATTTGCTAGCCATGATGGTGTCCTTATCAGCGTCGTAGGTGTAGGTAATAACATAGAGCGCTTTACCTGAAGACTTGCCGTTGTCACTGAGTATTTCTATCTTAGCCATCTCTCCGGCTTCATATTGCCAATTAGAGTCTGATGTGATCTTATCGACTTCCTGAGAGTTCTTGTATTGCTGAGCCTGTCTTTGCAAGTTCTTAACCATGTCTCTTCCTGTTACCAAAACATAAGGCTGTGTGTACTTATCGATCGTGGGATTGTTTGGATTGCCCAAGAATACGTTTGTTCCATTGACTAGTTCAAAGCATATCTCGCCTTTAACTTCTCCAAACATCCCGCCATAAGGCTTCTTGTTCATATCAAAGTAGATATGAGAGTAAACATCTCCCATCTGTGCAGCCTTGAATAGTGCATCTCTGATTCTATTATCCATTTTAAACTTCTCGAATAGGTTCTCGATCTCACCTGTGGCTATGTCGCTTGTATGCTGTTGGTCCTGCATCTCAGGAGTTTGCTGGTCCTCTTCCTCTGCATACTCCAAAGGTTCTAGCTTGATCGCTGTCTTAGATGAGGTAATAGAAGCAACGAAGAATGTTATCGCTCGCTTGATGATGTTGAATACAGGAGTCGGTATGCCATTATTCTCTACGTTCTTCCACTGATTTCCGTTGTACATCTCAATATTAATATTGACCATGTCGGAATAAGGTGGCTCGAGTGTGTTGTTATACTTGCGTCCATCTAATAGCTTCTGCCAGTCCTTTGTACAATCTCCGTTGTAGTTACTCACTTATTAGCCCTCCTTCCCAACGCAACATCCATGTCGAAGTTCATTATGTTGTCAAATCCCTTACGTTGACGCTCAAGATCTAGTTCTTCCTGCTCTGTACGTTTGTCCGCTAATGACTTCTTGGCGTGTCTAAGACCTACTGAGTAGGCTAGATAAAGGCATGAAAAAAGAACAAGCATTGCGCTTGCTCCGATGAATATATCCATATGTTTCTCCCTTCTATGGTTATATACTGTATAAAACACTTGTTTATTAATAACATATACGATTACAAACAAACAGTAATAATGTTGTCTGTTGTTGTTTATCTAGGCCATGCCAAAGTAAACACTTACCAACTAAAGAATTCTTTCGGCATCTCACGACCTAGATCATTAATCATCTTGTTATATCGTCCCTGTTCTGACTCGGGATCTACTTCGACTGGCTTTATCATTAGATTAGCCCTCATGTAGTTACCTAAGCCTGTTAATGAGTCTGCGCCGTCATCATGTTTGTTCTTACCCATCTTAACGTAGCTTGTTAGCTGGCGCATGAACTTATCGTAATCGCTACCTATTTCGTAATCCTTGCGAAAGTACATATACTCTTTATTATACCCAGCACACATAAGGATTCTAGTCTCTTTGTTCGTTGTTGCGTTGCATGTTATCACTGAACAGTAAGACTTGCCTTCTATTAACTTCGCTACATTACGGCTGTACTGATAACCGCCGTTGTTGCTCTCTATCTGCATGATCTGAGCCTTCGTGTCGATTATCTGTTGTGATACTAAAGGCTCTGTGATTTCCACACCATCCTGAGTGAACACAACGTTTGTAATGTAAGTGTACTCACCGTAGCGTTTGCCAATCAGTGAGCATAGGTAGTCATCGCCTTTATCAGCTGTATCAGTAAAGCCTACTATGGCATCAGGTGTTTTTGTTGCTATCTCCGACATACTGAATCTGTTCAACTCTTCTATAGGATAGAGTAAACCTTTCGACTCGATAGGGTGTTGCATGAACTCTGCTTCCCAGATAAAGTCCTCTGTGATCTTCTTAAGTGAATGATACTCTGCTGTTGTTTTTACTTCCTCGCAGAATGTTTCTCCATTGTCGTTGAGTGCAGGGATAGATATGATCTTCATATTGGGGTTATGTGTTTCGCTCTCTACGTCTGTTAGGCGCCCTATGGGGTCCTTACGCGTCCACCTCGTAGCTATGTGTATCTCCGGGCAACCACTCTCTAAGCGACTCATATGTGTTGATGTGTACCAATTCCACACGTTGTCGATCACTGTCTCGGATAACGCTTCCTCGATGTTCTTTAACCCATCATCTAATATCGCTAAGGTTTTGCACCCGAACCCAGTAATAGGGCCACCTACGCCAGCGCAGAAGTAAGCTGGCTGAGTGTTCTTATTAATCATCCAGTTATCTATCGCACCCTTGACGGTTACGCCAGGGAAAACCTTCTTATACTTATCATTAACCATGATTCCGTCACGAATGTCTTTGCTGAACTTCTCAGCTAACTTCGCAGCGTAACAGTTACGCATGATCGAGCCATCCGGGTTGCGTCCTAACATCCACGCACAAAAGAGAGAAGTGATATAGCTCTTTCCTGCCCTTGGTGGCATTGACACGGCTAGTTCTATCACTTTGCCATCTGCTACCTCTTGGAATGCATCAGCGATTAGTTTAAGATGAGGTTTGCCGATAGTAAAGAAAGATGAGTCCATATATACGCAGAAGTCATAAAACACTCGCCTTGCTAGTTCTATCTGTAGTTGTTCAATGACCACTCTTAATCAGCTCTCTTATTTGCTCTGTTGATAGATGGGATAAGTCTGATTTAGTATTGACGGTTGTTTCACCGGATTGCTCTATCTTCTCAGTAAACAGTTTTAAGTGCTTACCTAGTAGCTCATAAGCTTTGAGCGTGTCTGATTCCTTTATCTCTGCTTTTAATGCTATAGCTCTGATCCCGTTCAATACGAAGTCCGCTGTGATTCCGTTGCGGTCTGCGACTTGCTTGGATAGTTCATCAAGTCTTGCGCTTACCTTGCGTTCTTTCGCTAACCTACTCGCTGTTTCATCTATAGTCTTATCCTTCATCCTAGTGGCATTAAACGCCTGCTTATATGCTTCCCTCTGAGATAGTCCAGAGAATAAGCCCTGACAGAACTTCTCCTGCTTAATAGTTAATCCTGTCATAAGCTCATCCCTTTCTATTGCGCTTGTGGTTTCCACTCCGCATATAACTCTTCTGCATCTATGCACTTATTGCAGAGGCGCAGGTTCTCTTGCCATTTCTTGATATGTAAGCAATTCTGGCATGTGTGTGATTCTTCCTGTTGCTTTGGCGTTAATTCCATTGTGCGTCACCTCCCTAATTGAAGTTATTCTTATTTGTCTGATTTCGTTTGACGGATTCAAGTTATCATGCTATACTTAGTTATAATCAAATTTGAGGGGGAAACAAACATGAAAATATACTCTTTCTGGTCAGCAGATACAACATACTTCACTAAATCAAAAAGCCTTAATAAAGCTCAAGAAGTTGGTAAGGAAAATATGAAATGCTACATCGAGTGCTGCGAGGAATTAGGGGATGAACAAAACTTGACAATAGATCAATTCATACCTACAGAAGTAGAACCTATAACAGTTGCATGGTTTAACCAATCAATCAAAACCGATTCTGATACAATGATTCTAGATGATGAATTATACACATTCTTAAAAGGGGGTGAATAGATGTCTAGAGGTGGTAAAAGAGAAGGGGCCGGGGCTAAGCCTCGTACCTCTTCCCCTACTATTGTTCGTGGTATACGTTTCACCCAGGAAGAATGGAACGAAATCATTGTTCGCTCCCACATCAAGGATATAACTCCAAGCGAATATGTTAGACGAAAGGCTCTCAGCTAGAGGGCCTTTTCTTTATGTAATATAAATAGAGGCTGTTTCCTGCATCATCCTACTAAATGTATCAAACACAGGGCTGTCCTCGTACCGACTCATTACCCCTGCAATATCAGAACAAACTCCGCGCTCTCTATTGAACTTAACACAGTTAGCACAATTCACTCTGCTGTCGCTGTACTTATCCATGTATTCTCTGCATGACTTACTAATTGGCGACATGACCAACACCCCCTATTATTTTGCTATGTCTGACTGATAACGCAGTATGCTCTGTATGCTACTTATTTGTGCTTCTGCTGATCTCATGCTTGATTTAGCTGTATCATATTGCACCCTCGCTAAGTCTCTGTAGAATCTCAGGTCAGCTACTTCATCGTCACCCCTGGATAGATCATTGATCAAGGTGGCAGGATACTTCTGCTCTTTAAGTAACATAATTTTCTTAGCCAGTGCTTTCTTATACTTTCGTTCTGTCTCTGCTTTATCTTGTGCCAACTCTTTGAGATATTTCGCGTCACCTTTTAGTTGTTGTCCTGCGTTCCATAACTCACGATTAAGTTGTGTTAATTCCATAATATCCCCCTCTTTTTATAGAGAGAGCCAAGGACGATGTTTACTAATTTCCCTTGACTCTCTTATTATAAACACCTTTATATGCCAAATGGTCTAGACTTTTACCCTATTTGCCTATGTTCTACTGTATCCACTAACCCCCTTTGTACCGCCAATAATGCTAGACATAATATCGCTGATTCCTTCCAAGCAAAGTATAGAGCCCGGCTGATAAACAAGGCCTCTGCTGTCATGTCGTTATTTCTGTGGTTGAAATACTTATGCCTTATTAGCATGCTGTACTGCATCGGCATTGTCGCCAGTGCTTCTGTTATTAGATCTGTCCATCCTGTTTCTATCACCGCTAGTCTCATGCCCTTGCTCATGGTTTGGTTGCTAGTCTCCCCACCACTGACCGACACATCAGGATAGTGCGAGTCAAAGAGTATGCTGTTTCTATGTTCTGTTATTATCTTTAAGCTAGAGGGATAATCGTATAACTCTGATTCTATTTTTCGAATGATTTGCTTTGATATAAGAGCCATTGGTCGTTCCCCTCTCTACTTCTTATCGTCTACCTTCTTCATTGGTATATATCTCAGCCATAACGCTTCTATCATAGCTTTCTGTTTGTCGTTCATCCTTCCCACTCGTCGCATTCTGACCATTCATCACAATCTAGCTGGCAATCATCATGGAAGTATTCGCACTCCTTCTGTGCATTTAATCCCGGTTTCCTATTTGTCTTAGAAGTCATAGCCATGAGTATGCAGGACATAAACCCAACTAATCCCCCAATTACTCCTCCGACAACTGCGCTAAATAAATCTAACACCATATAATCAGTCCTCTCTATTTCTCATTAATGATTCGATAGCCCCCACGGCAACCGCTGCAACATGGGTTAATTCTGTCATCATCCGGTCGTACCCGCCTTCATGCTTCTTCGTTGCGTTGTTGAGATACGTCTCATTCACTGCCTGGCAATACTCGCCGAACTCTTCTCCTAGTATCCCTACCCATGCTTGTTGTGAGTGGTCTTGAGTTCCCCACTTCGAGTCCTGCCTGTTGCGTTCTTCATCAACTAGATTAAATACACAATTGCGTATTATTAAAGCTCCTGTTGATACATTATATTCTTCTGACCACATAGCATCTATTTCATTATTTTCTTCCCACTTTTCAGTAAAGTGCTCAAAGTAAAATCTTTCTCCCGCTATTCCTCCTTTAATTACGTGGTGAGTACTCCCTTGCTCATTATTTGATTGTATTACACCTTGTTCCACACGTACGTCATACGTACGCCCTCTTATAAATGCAATGTCTCCTCCTGGAACCATAACAACATTTTTAATACACTTAATTTTCATTCTTGCAGATCACCTTCCCATTTTTTGCCTGTTCGCATGATGCACACGGTAACTGGTTTATATGTGTATATTGGAAACTACAATTTTTGCATTCTAACTTCATTTCGCTACCTCCTTCTCGTTATTCAACTTGTTATTATCCTCATCTATCAGTCTGACTATTACTTTTCCCAGTACATCCGCTATCTGCATAACTTCTTCCATTGTCATACTCCCTTGATATTTATTAAAATTCCTTACCATAATTTCGCGCAGTCGTTTTTCTATGTTCATTTTGCTACCTCCTGTTGAGTTGTTGTTCTGTTACTATACGGTCTTGTTATCTCTTGTCCTCGTCTGCTGTTTATCCAATATTCCGGATAAAGCTTAGTTAGATGCTCAACCCACTTGATCCTTCCAACACTACTTTGGTGTGGTGCTTCTGGATCATATCGGTGACACCAACTACATAATAAAACTAAGTTCTCGGGATCGTCCCTACCTCCTGCGCTTTTCAGCCGTCCGTGATGATGTTCCAATCCATATATTTCACCGCACTCTAAGCATTGTCCATGATCCCTCTCGTCCACTTCTTCACAAGCTTTTTGGTATTGCAATACTTTTGTTAGTTTAGTTAGTTTCTTTGTGTCGTAGCGTTCTTTCCTTCTGCTGTTTCTCTTTTTGTTGCGTTGTGTTGTGGTTCGTTTAAACTCCGATCTCTTTAGGGCCACTTGTTTTACCCCCTTATTCACTTTCTATTTACTGTCATTGTTGTGGTTTAATGTAAAGATCATGGTACGTTATTCCTACTGCATACGCTTGCCATACGTCTGCTGCGAATCCATAAAAGAATCCTTTTTCTTTGGTTGTTCCCTTTCCTTTATTTCTCACCCCACTGGCGAACCTATCTATTAATGCTTGTGTTATGTTTGAATCCTTAGCTTTCATGCTGTGGCAGAGGTTCATTTTCTCTTCTTTTCTGTAAATCCTTGTTTTGTCTACCGATCCTGCCGCTTCCCAAAAACGTCCTATCCAAAACACTGTTTCAAACACATCTTTGCCTACTGCCATTCCATAGCTAGCTACCATCTCAATAGCTATTCTATTGGTTCCTCCTTCTGCCCAAAGGATCTCTAGTATCTCTTCGTTCGGTATCTTCCCAAACGATTTAGGATTTAGTTTTTCATCAAGGAACACATACGCGCTTTCTGTACTTCCCGGGTCTATTGCTAGGATCATGTTTTAAGCCCTCTTTCTATCTCTCTAGTATGATTCTGTCCCCAAGTTACACAAACGCCTGTGACGGTCCATTCTGTCCCTCTGCTGAGCTTTTACGCTTGTCTCTGTACTGCCCCCTAACATCTCTTTCACCCTCGTTACATCACCGCTTCGTTTTCCATCGTCCCATCTAAATATCCCTGCGTTACTTGGTAAGTCATTTTTCCTTCTCCATGCTCCTATTTGTCCGTGTTGTAGTTTCATCTCTTTTTCTATTTGTCTGTCAATTAGGCCGTTGCTCCAATGTTTTTCTGCTGTTTTTTCGTCGATTACTTTTTTCATTTTGTCTTCATCCTTCTCTATCTATTAGCGTTATAAAAGGCCGTTGCGAATCCCTGCGGAGTTATGGACCTCCGAACCTGTCGTTTATCCAGGCCACAACCCTTGTTGTAGACGAATCCTTCTGGTAGCTCTGGCAGATCATCCATTAGCGTCTTGTCAAATTTTCCTGTTGTGCATTTAATAGGTGTTTTTATTGGCATATTGTAATTCCCCCATATTTGGGTTCTCTTTTTGTAGTTGTCTCCGAAGTCTGATGGAGTAAATTCAAGGGGTGGATTGCCCAAGAAGTATTTCAGGAACCCTCTAGGATTCTCTAAGGCCCAGAATTTGAGTGTTGTTAACTTACTGTTTTTGTTTGTCAGCGTGTATTGTTGTTGCCATATTATCTCTAGGCATCTTTTGACTAACTTCATTGAGCTTTCTAAGTCCCTGGGGTTCTTGGCATTAGTCCGGCATAATGAGAAGTGTGTACAGGTCGGTGCGGCGAGTATGCCGTATACGTGGGGTGGTGGTTCATAGGTGAATATGTCATGCTCTGGCAAGGTAATCAGCCGTACGTCATAACCCTGCTTTTTGTATGGGGCCGACCAGCTTCCGGTCCCTCCGCAGCAATCCAAGATTATCTTTGGCTCTCCTGTTTGTGGGTTTATATTTTTGTTCATGCTTGCTCCTTTTCTAACAAACCATGTTTTTCTCTGTATCTCCATGCGTTCTCAGCGTTGTTTTCTTCGTAGGTCTTGGCTTGTCTATTCGCCCATGCTTTTATTACTGCATCCATGCTGTACTTTCTGTTTTCCTTTTTGGCTCGCTTTGCTGCGTTAGATAGTGCTGATAAGAATTTAGCCATCTCTTTAGCTCGGTCCGGTTCCAGTGCTTCCCGGTAGTTTACGCTAGGCTCTTGCACTCTTGTTCTCACGTTCTAACTTCCTTTCTAATCTCGTAAACTCGTCAAACATCTGTTTATACTTGGGATACCAGGCTTGGATCTCGCCCGGGGTTCGTTCCGGGCTATCCAATACCTGCATGGCCTTAAGTAGTCTGGGGCTGAGCTCGTTATATTGTTGTTGTGTGTTCATGCTGGCCTCTTATGATTGCCTTAACAAAGTCAATTTGGTTGTGTCGCCAGGTGTGGCAAAAGGTACAGACCATTCTTGTATTGTCAAAGGTGTCGGGCCCTCCTGAGCTAAGAGGAACAATGTGGTCACAATGCCATTGCCATGTCCCGGGGATTTCCTTCTCTGTGATCTCACATGATGCACACTTAAATATCTTTGTTTCCTTGCGCCATTGTTTGCGCCATGCTGTATTTCGGTCCTTACGCTTATCTTTGTTTTCCTCTTTGCCTTTCCACTTTATTAATCTTTCGCAGCCCTTACAGTAGATCCCGGCGCCGTGCATCTCATGTGGCTTCTCTATAGTTTCAATACTTCCGCAGTTCTTACATGGTTCTATTATTAAAATGGACAATCGCGCACCGCCTCTTCTAATCTTATTTTTGTTTGCTCGTTAGTTCTCATTGGTTCTTTCTCGTCAACCCACATTGTCTGACCATAATCGTCAAGGCGAAGATAAGGCTTGACGAACTTAAGATCACAGGTTATTCCCGACTTTCCTTTTTTATTTTTGAGAAGTTTAACTCTCATGACCTCTTCTTGTTCCCCGACCTTCTCTTTAATGTCTGGCCGCCAGAGCCCCATGATGAAATCACTGGATTCTTCTACGGCTCCACTGTCCCGGGCCATGTCCATTTCTACTTCTTGGCTGCCGTCCCCACCTGTTCTGTTTACCTGGGCCAGTATGACGATTGCAACATCTAGCTCCTTGCTGATCTCCTTAACTCGCTTAATGATTCCGCTAACCCTCTCGTATGACTCACCCTTGCCTCCAATTAGGTTTAAGTAGTCAATAGCCACAAGGTTTACTTTTGACCCTATACGGTTAGATTGTGCTTGCAGTACCACATCACGAATCTCTTCCACATTCAGACCACACTTTTCTACTAACCAAACATGTCCGAACAATGCTTTTGTTTTTTCTTTTATTATTTCTCTCTCTGTGGTCTTGTCGCAGTACGCCTCTTCTATGGTTCTTCCCTTGATCCCTATTGCTATTTGTGCCATGCGCTCGTATATCTGCGGTATTGGTTGTTCCATTGTGAAAAACATCTGAGGGCTTTTATTGGAGAGACCCACACGCAGGAGCATGTTCATAAGTGTTGCTGTCTTTCCTACTCCGGATCTCGCTAAGATGGTACATACCTCACCGGGCGCGATTCCTCGCATTGCTTCACCTATACCCGGGAAGTTTATCTTGATAAGTCTTGTCTTTAAGTCGTTGGTATAGTTTCTATACTTCAATTCAGCATCGTCAATATTGAATACTACTTCTGTGCCACCTTCGCCCGGCTTAGTTGCTGTCTTATTTTTAAGGTAACAACTATCGGAACAGTGTTTTTGCAAGAGCTCATCGTTACATCCGAAATCATTTTTTGAATTGTTACTATAAGCAGAACTTACTTTGCTTGTTATTTCTTCGGGCTCCATTGGTGGGGTGTTGTGATTGTTCCAGGATTGCAAGAGACCTTCTGTTATGTCCGACGGAAATCCCTCTTTGAAGTAGTGAGCTGCTAGTCGAAACGCCGCTAGGTCCCTTTCTCCATCGCCAACCCCCCTAAGTAGTGAGTGATAACACTGTTTTCCGTTCTTTGGTGCTGCTTGACCATCTGTTGTGCAGCCACGAACTACAGGTTTTTGGTTAATCTGTTCTGTTGCATTGGCGTACATTGCCGATAGTGTTTCATTCTTATCCACGTCTGTGTCGAAATCTACTGTTCGTGGGGATCTGGCCAATACTTTAATCTCATCTATGGTGAGCCCTATGAGCTCTCTATGGCTTAGTGGGATCTTATATAGGCCAGACTTACTATTGATTGTTCCAGCCACCCTAAAGAGCCTTACCGTGTCATAGATTGTGCTGTCATACTTCATAGGCCATTGACTCATCATGTCTTTTGCAAATGCCTTGAATATCTGTGCTATATTCTTACTTGGTGAGACTTCCATAAGCTTGGAAGATAAGTAGACGTGGAAGCCCTTGGCTCCTGAAAATAAAACTGGTATACATCCTCTGTCTATGTCGAAGTTAACTTCTATTCTGTTTATCAGTTCAATTGTCATTTCCAGGGCTTCATCTAGATTGTCCGAATCAATATCTATGGGGAAGTAGTCCGCATAGGCCATTCCTTCAAATGCCTTAACGCTCCCTGTGAGCTTTACGTGTTGTTCCATTTCTTGGCGGTATCTAAAATATGTTTTGTAGCAATCCTTTTGCCCGGCAGGGTTATAGCTTGTTACTAATTTAATTTGATTTCGTTTTGTTGCTCCGTTGGTTGCTGTGTCAACATAGCGGTAATCATCGTGTTGCATGTTGTACGCTCCTTAACTAACCCAATTTTCTTGTTCCTCTTTGGTCATTTTGTTCCAATTGCGTTCTGGACCAACCTTAGATTCTGGCTGTACTTGTTGCAGGCATTCTTCATAGTGCTTTCCTGGTCCCAAGAATGTGGATGCGTGTTTTGTGTACTTGGGTTCTTGCCCCTTACGTTCTGCTGCGTATTTTGTTGAGGCTACAATGAGCTTTTCTGGATCCACCCCATTCTTCATCAAGAGGTCCCATTTCTTCCGTGCATCCACCTTGGCTTTTTTAATGGGGTAGAGGCTCCAAAAGGCTTCAAAGTCTGCGTCATGCAATGGCGTAGTTACCTTCTTATCATTCTTTACATTCTTGTTTGTGTTGGCTGGTTGTTGGTTTGTTGTTGGCTGGTTGTTGGCTGGTTGTTGGGTATCTGTATCAGATCCTTGATAAACGCAGTAGTTTAGCACTCTCACAACACTATATTTGTTGTTGGATTTTACGGAAATCATAGAAAGTTTTTGTAAAAGTTTGAGTCGGTCATAAGTTGTCCTTTCGTTTTGATGTATGTCCTTAGCAATGGCCTTCCTGCCAGTTATGAAGCATCCCTTTTCAAGCGTTTCCTCTTGTTCATTCCATATAATCTTTGTCTCACTATGATTAGCTCTAAGTAGGCAGTAAGAGAAAAGCTGATAGAGTTCAGGTTTAAGGAAAACTGGATTGTCTAATATTTTTCTGTGTAGCTTAATCCATCCTGCCATCTAATCACCTTCAACTAATGAGAAAATGTTATCGAATTGAACCTCCAGTGCATTGGTAATCCTTTTAGCTAAATCAGGTGTAGGGTGCATGGTCCCTTTTTCTAATGCATAGATTGCCTGGCG